CAAGATCAGTTGCTAGAACTACAGGGCTATTGTGACGAGTATGCCGCACTTATCCACTCGCAACGTGATAGCCAATCGGTGCAAACCGTCATGACCTATCGCCATTTCTGGGCCGAACTGAGTCGCTCTGTAGAGTTACAGCAACATAAGGTCAACAGTACAGAGATGCAATGTCAGCGGGTGCAACAGCAATGGCAGCAGTTAAATCAACGACGCAAAAATATTGCCGACCTGATTGACCGCTTACGCCTCAGTGAGTCCGCACTAGAGGAACAGCGAATACAAAAAGAGCTGGACGAACTGGTAAATCGGTCTCAGACGATAAAGTTCTACTAACTATTAATGAGTATTGCCCATTAAATAGCGACTATTGTTTAGAAGTGAGATAAATAATAGCACACAGCGCGATAAATGGTGGGAAGAGGCGGGATGAATGGGGAGGAAGTGGGACGGGAGTGGAATGCTGTTGCCCGGAGCGGAACAATAATCAAATAGAGAACATATCGTCTTGCTTACTAGCAATTGCGCGTTTTCTGATGCGCTTGAGTACTCGATAGAGCCCATTCAGTGACAAGTTATACTTTTTTGCCACCTCGCTCATATTGTTACTATTTGCTTCATTGAAGATATCCAGGTCGCGCTGGATGATCTTGAACAAATAATCCTTGGGAAACGTGATCAGCTGGCCTCCCCAATGCTCGGCCAGGTGGTTTGAAATATCATTACCGGCATGGGTTGCACGCTCTTCATCTATGCCGTGATCGACCAGGATGAACTTCACCTGGTCGGCGATATCGGTCAGCAATTCATGGCGAAGGTGTTCCATGCGTGATTGTTTAGCTGCCATGATTACCCTCCAACTCTGCGCTTATAGCTTCAATGATATGGTTCATCACACGCCTTTGGCGGTTCCAGCGGGCTGGAAACATCGCCACAATCTCATCCCTTCGAGACTTCGTTAAGCTTGATAACAGCTCATTGATTGTCTGCTCTTTGCTTCGTTTTTCTTGTTCCACGTGTAACGCGGCGATGATTGCTGAAAGCTGCTTGATTGTGCGCACCCAAGCGCAGCGCTGGATACCAAACATATGAAAAGCGATGCTATCGGCATATGACCAGGGCAAACCCATATCAGCTAGCAATGCTTCAATTTTGGTGATTGACTCCGGCATTGCATCATCAAAATTGTGCGGTTTACCCTTAGATTTCGCTTTTGGACGTACCTTAAAACCGCGCTTCTTGAGTGTATCAAAAACCACCCTTAGTTTTGGAATACTCAATTTAGCTATTGATGTAACTCCATCCAATTCGGGGATATTTGAAAGCATCTCTCTATAAGTACCGTCATCCATCTCTAACTCTCGTTTAGCGACATGAATGACTTTGATTAAATTATTACGGGTTTCGCTGGCTTTAGCTGTCATGATCTTCCCCGGATGCTATTGAGGCCCATGAACTGTCTGTTAGATCTTCTTGCAAAGAGCGTGAGCGAGTCGATAACGTAGTTTGCACATTGCGCTGCCACAAAATTTTAACGTGCTGAATAAACTTGGCGTTCCATGTTTGAAGTACTTCGCCGCGATCGATCCAATAAATGATAAATTCTGGTAATGCAGCCCTAGCAAATACAGTAGGTATGCCGTCATTTGCTAAAGCGTTATAAGCCGCCGGGCTAGGATTCCAGTTTTGATTCATTGATTGCAATGTTTGACCACTTGCCGCCATAGCCTGGTGCCGACGCCACTCCCGAATGCAATGCTTAACAAATTTAGAACCCCAGGAGTGCTGCTTATCGCCCCTTTCACCCCAATAGATGCGAAATTCCAATAACTGATCATCCACAAATTCAAGGGGCACAGCCAATAACCGCAGCTGCTGATAAACTACGTCGGACGGTTGCCAATCGCTGGGTATCGTTGTAAGCATTTAATTAATCCTGATTCTTTTTTTCGTACAGCTCAGTGAGCCTTGCGCTATATAGCCTGCTCAATCATTTTTACCAAACCTCTGGCGACCTCCTTGTATGCCGACAACTTTCCTTCGATGACGCCGCATTCTGTATCATCGCTAGACTGCTCTCTGTCAACCTCATCGATTCTGTTTGCAACCTCGGTAAGCATATCTGCAAGCATTAGTAGTTTTGTCACTTATCAACTCCTTGTTATCTCTCTAAAAGTTAAACTTATAGACTGATGTGATCATTGGTGCTTATCTCCTGCTACCACAAGTCTTCACTGAAAAGGTATGTACTCTTATTGACGAGATTCTCGCCGCTCATGGGCAGCAGCTTTTGGCCTGTGGCCTTAACCTGTGTCATTGCCTGCTCGCGGTCCTGGTAGCGACCAATTGAGTCATAGAATCCCTGATTCTTTGACCCCTGGTGTGATCCAAGCGGAAGCCCCAAAACCCCTGATGCATACTTAAAACAGTCGCAGTGACGGTTGGGCGCAGGAAGCCTTACCTCAATCTCTGCGCCTTCGTGTTGAAACCTGACTGCTACGCCGACTATTGCCATATCTCTCTCCTATCAATACTCACCAGCACAGTGGGGAGGGGGGTTATAAACCAATTTCTTTCATTAGCGCGTAGGTCTTCTCAGCCAGTAGGTCTTTACCTTTTTCCCAGTCCAAGCCGACCTCACCCAGAAAGCATTGCTCTACTTCATCCCAGCGCTCTACTAAGGCGGCCCAGCGCTCACTAATCATCCTGAGTTCATGGAGTCGATCTCGACATTCAGGAACCCACTTTAAAAAGTTCAGGCAGCGATTGAGGTCGGCAGGATCGCTAGGGGTGGATGCGCGCCACCTTGTCAGACTGGTGCCGCAAAAATGAGCGGCCATAGCCTCGCTACTGACCCCTGTGTTGCCTGACTGATACTGCCATTTTGCAATTTTCTTTAGCGTTTCTACTTCTGACATCGTCTTCTCCTAGTGGTGGTTGGGGTTAGGCGGCTTGCTTCACTGATCCCCATTGGGATGCCATTGCATCAGCCAAGCCCTGCCAGGTTGTGTGCGGATCTTCTTGGCCGGAACGTGGCCACTGGCGCACCACTTGCGAACCGTAGAAGGGGCTGGAGCGCCGAGCCGGTCAAAGCGCTTCTGGTGGCCATACCACTTGTCTCTAGCCCTAGTTGCATCTGTGAATGCATCCATGCAATCAAGCATGTACTCAGTTAAAATAAAGTCGGGCGTGTCGCTCTCATTTTCCAAACAGTGCTCATTAATTATTTCGCGTAATTTTTTCTCGAAGGGTGTCATCCTGTAAGCTCCCGTTAAAAGGTTATCTCTCTAAAAGTACATTAAGCCGCGTTAGGCGATTTTTCTATCGCCACAAAACGGACAGTATTGGTGTGTTACTCCAACAGTTGGCTTTTTCTTCTGCCCTTCAAGTTCGAATTCAAACTCATGTGTTACAACCTCACCAAGTGAGCCTCCGCCAAGAGAGAATGCCTTACCTTTCATCGTCACTGATTTAATTGGTTTCTTAAAAAGGCCATTCTCTGTTGCGTAACTCATCAATTTTTCTTCCATTTCCTCAATGCAATCACACATTTCTAACCTCCAGATACAACTTGAAGCCCTGACATTGTTGAATGCACATGAGCTTTCATTTCAAAAACACCAAAGCTCAAGTCAGGATAATCATTCTTGGCAGCGATAAGGTTTGACTTTGCTTCTGCAAAGGAATCGATTGCTACGTATTCAAGACCTGAATCTGATAAAAAATCTTGCACGTTATCGACATCAATAGAGCCATCGCTACAGATGGGTAAAACGAACATTTTGTTATACATAATTCACTCCTTGACGTTGGTTTCTTGGGTTCAGTTTATGTTTAATGGAAACCTGCAATTTGGCTCTGGTTAACATGGCCGGTTTAACTTCTTCGGGTGCATCGTCATAACCGGTTTTATTGAGTATTGCCAACACGCCACGATGCATTAGCTCCAAATTTTCGATATCGCAGTTGGTTTTATCACCATCCTTGAACTTCAACACATGATCAGCGGGCACGGGGCCATTGGCTTTTTCCCACACCCATCGATGCTTTAATACATACCGAGTTGGGGCCCCTGTGTGTGGATTTTTCTCCGGGACTTTGATTTCCACATACCCATCAACCGACACTCTCTCGGTGTAAAGTGGTTTTCTGTTCGCCGGGATGCTGCCTTTTTTGAAGATGGTTTTATTGGGCCCACCAGGGCCGCCCCGGTGACTGCAAAAGCCTTTAGCGAAATGGCCTGTTCTACCGGTTCTCCAGCCATTACGCTTGCGCAGCGCGCATAGATTGTTTTGGCTAACATCGTACCGATTAAACCGCTCACAAAAGCGTTTGTGCAGATCCGGTGCAGGTAAAGTGCAGTGGGTTTTAACCCACTGCAACTCGGCTTGGCTGTAGCTTATCCGTGTGCCCTTCACTTTTTGTGATCCAACAGAGCAGGAAGATCGTCTTTACTCAAGCCTTGATATTCCGCTTTCAGCTTAATGGCATCCAATTGCAACCTGGCATTGCCGATAATCTCTTTAGAGATTTGCGAAACAGCTTGGGAACGCCCAATTTCTTTTTGCAAATCATCATCCGATAATTCCTCGTCGTTCAGCCGTTCGAGCTGTGAAAAAAGGTGATCATTGAGATCAGATAATTTATTTTTCATGTTCAGGTTTCCTCAATCAACAGGTAACACAGTAAAAATGGAATACCGTTAAAAGCCATTCAATGCATTAATAAGATCTGAATGCTCATCAAGAAGTGCTTGTACCCCTGGCATTTCAGTGCCGCATTCTTCTGCACTGTCCAGTAACTCTTGAAGTTCTTGGGCGGCTGCATTAGACCAATCCATTAGCTCCTGGATTAATTCATTCACTGTTAGCCCTCCCGATCGAGAGGTGTTGGGTGCAGCATTAAGTCCCAGGGCGATGCCTCTTTAGGGCAGTTACGGTCTATATAAATATGCTGAACCAAGCCCACGCCGGTGCTGAAAATTAGCAGCATCAAGGCGATGAATATCAGCACGTTTTTTTTCATTACGTCTTTAATCAACAAGGCAGTACCAATAACAACAAAAGCAACTGTTGGGATGACCATTAAGGCCACTATGGGTAAAAGGTTATCGAGTATGTTAATCATGTTGTTCCCCTTAAAGACCTGCGATATCAAGTGAAATCGGCATAAACTGGTCTGACTGACCAAGCCGCTCGTAAAGGCGCACATAGGTTTTGCTGCCGGTAATCTGGATGGAATCGCTAATGGCCTGCATGGCTTGCTGCCACTCACGATCGTTAATATCCAGACGGCGCAGACCCAACACGCGGCTTGTACTTATTTTCCCGGTTTGGTCGGTTTGGAAGGCGTCTTCAATCAGTGCGCGAATCTCTGCTCTAGCGCCTTCGCTCCACCGATGAATGCACTTGTCAATTAACTCTTTAGCAACTTGCAGCCGTTCATCAAAAGTGATGTACTCAGAAATACTGCGTACCAACTTATACTTACCCGAATACGAAATAAGCTGAACATTGCCTTTTACCCCACCCACTTCTATTCCATATTTTTCGGCACTAAGCTCCACGAATGTTTGAATATCATTGAGTGCTTGATGCTTAAATTGACGCATTTCGGCTTGTAGATTAAGTGCCCGATCTACGATTCTTTCAACGGTGTCGTTGCGTAGCATGTCGATATCTTTAATCAGTTCAACCGGCGTTAGTCGTCCCTTTCCGTCTTGCATATAGCCCGCAGGTACTGGCTCTTTAGTGGGCTTTTGCATAATGACATCCTCTTAATTTATTGGGGTCTGAGGCTTCAATAACCACATTCCGCTCCCATTCGATAAGACAACTTTTGAATACCGCGCGCTTTTTTTGGATGCGCTCACCCGCATGGCTGATCGTTGCAAAAACATGGCTTTCAAGCGCACGGCAACCTTTGCTGTCTAGCACTTCAATGCGGGGGGTAACACCCTCTATCGTTACGCTAAGCACTGTAATGTTGAGCTTCATTAACTCAAGTAATGCGAAGTTTGTAAGCTCGTAAGCCACAGCAATTAACAGGTTTTGTCTGTTTAATTCCGATTTGCTTGCTCTTGTGAAGTACTCTTTTCTGGGTTCGTTATTAGCCATATCACACCACCTCCTTAACAATATCTGCATCAATAACATCCACGCCTAAACGAGCGGCAATATTCATCGCACTCACAACAAAATTACCTACTGCCAGCGGGTACAGCTGGCTATTGCCGCTGCGGCCAACCAAGCGTGTGGTTATTGCATCAATGCCACTTTGATCGAACAGTTGATCAACTTTTTTACCGGCAGTTTTTAGCCGGAAACTTAAATATTCATGCAGCTTGTCAGTAGCGATGGGGTAAAGTGTGGCAATCTCGCAGCGCTGTACTACTTCGCGTACCTCGGGGTTGCGTTCGCTCAATTTATCCAGCAACTCTGGCTGGGCAATCAAAATCACGCTGACCAGCTTGGTAAACCCAATTTGCAACTCTAAAATCCGCTTTAAATGTTTAAGCGTAGGTATGGGCAAGCTGTGCGCTTCTTCAATCACCAGGCAGTGGCGATAGCCACTGTTATGTGATCCTTTCAATGCTTTATGCAACTGATTAAACCGTGCCTCTGGCGACGTTTTAACCGGTTCTAGGGGCGCTACAGCACGCAATAACGATTCGGCAATGTGAGTGCTTTTTAACGTCTTGCCTTTTTTGTCATTGTCTTCAGCAGCCAACACATAAGGCTTGACCATAATGATGGGCAATTTTTCCTGCTCGATGCGGTTTTCTAAATCCAGCATTACACTGGTTTTGCCAGCACCGCTTTCACCAATCACAGCAAGAAAGCCCCCATGCTTAGCGGTTTGCATCATGCTTTCGCGCACGTAACGAATATCGGGTGATATCCACATGCTTTCAGCATTGTCTATATCGCCAAAGGGATTGCTTAAAACCCCAAAGTGGCGCTTGGCTTCTGGTGTTAAGGTTTGCTTACGTAGTAACATGTCATCGTCCTCCCAGGACTGATCATTTTTATGGTCAGGTACTAGCGGGTTGCCGCCCGCTGGTACCACTTCTGCAAACGGATCATTAACGGCTACATTGTTCATTTGTAGAAAAGATAAAATTTTGCCTTCCAGTTCTGCGCGTGAATTTTTTGGCCAAATATTGTGCTTAAGCGCTTGCGTAATCGTTGCAGGACTTAATTGACAATGCTTGGCCAGCCGTATTTGTTTAATTCCCTTTTGTTCTAATGCTTTTTTTACATTTAACATCGTCGATGCCCTCACTTAATTAGCCGCAGCGGTTCTGCTTTTTGCTGCTCTAATTGCTCACAAATAGACGGGATATCATCTTCTGGCACCCCGTCCGGGTAGCGTTGTTTTAACCACTTCATATGTTCACGTGGCACCCACGAATTACCGATGCGGTCAGAGACTTTTTTGCCTGCCGCCACATGATTTAACGTAATGCCTTCCAGGATGGGGGCAACCACATCAGAAGCCGTACCACGCTTCGGCAAATAATCCACCAATGCGGTGTTGTCTATTGGTTTCATAGGGTCAATGCGTCCGGCATAGGGCTTCTGTTTATCTTTGCGGGCCTGCTTGGCTTGCTCATCGTTTTTAGCCGTCATCACCAAGCGTTCAACTTCTTTTCGATGGGTATCAATAGCGCCATCGCGCTGTGCTTTAAATTCGCTGCCAATCATGGCTGCCGACGTATTAAACCCAAACTCATCCAGGGTAATCGCTTCTATAACGTGAATAACCTCGCGGCCTTCCTCATCGGTATAAATCACTTGCGCCGTGTCTTCTGGCCGCCAAGGGTTGCGGGTGACTAATACGCTGTCGCCAACTGACAGGTGCGCAACCGAGGCTATCGAATATTTTTTTCCTTCAAAACTAATTTCCAGCTGTGGGGTAACTTTGCGTGACTCTGGTTTGTTATTAGCCAGCATCCGCATTACCTCGACCGATGGCGCAACGATTAACTGATCGGCCCGGATCTTCGCCCATACCGCATAGCGAGTGGCTTTAGTGCGGCTATGAATTTGGGTAGAGTTAAACCAGGTCATCCAGCGCCATGCACACTCGTTAATTTCTTCTAACGACGTGGGTGTGTGCTGCATAAAACGCAAGCGATGCTCAAAATCGCGCTCGATAATATCGTTGGCTTTTTCTACTTGCCCTTTGGCCCATGGCTGCCCAGGCATATTGACTTGTAACGTGACATTTAAGGCCCGGCACAGGTTTCTAAAAACAGCACCCGTGTTAGCGCTACCAGGGTCGACCATTACCATACGAGGAATGCCGTGGACAGGGTCGGCTGCATTGCGTTTCTGGGTTGCGCCTATGAACGCCTCAACCAGATTCTTACCGCTCTCTGCACCTAACACGTAATGCACATAAATCCAGCCAGAGGCGTGATCTGTAATGACATAACGCCAGACTCTCTCTTTTTCAATGCGGCGAATATTGCCCGGCTTATTTTTATAAAATTCTTTCTCACTCATTACTTGCAAGGCTTCACCTGTTTTTGCAGGCAAGTAATAAAGCACACACAATGATGGGTCTATTTGCCATACGTGGTTTGGGTGTTCGCTGGCTAAACTGCACTTAGGCGTAGGCCGCATCAGTTGCTCTGGATGAACGCGGTAGCGATACAGTGCGCGGCGAATAGCATCGACAGAAAGCGGCAAAAACTCACCGGTTGTTTCGTCAACTTTACCGGCTTCTATTTCGTTATTGCTGCGCAATATTTCTACAGTGCGCTCAAGGCTGGCAAGACGCTTGCCCTGGTTACGCTGGGACTCAATCATATAGCCGCTAATGATTCTGGCTTCGTCGGCAGAGAGCACGCTGCAACCGTAATCTACGCGTTTTTTTCGTGCTTTCTTCATCGCAATTTCACCTAGTTTGCGGTGCAACGTCGCAACCGATATACCCATCTGTTTAGCGGCCCGTTGATAGATGGCCGTTTTGTTGCCGTGGCCCGCTGCCTCTGCATCGCGGGCAACAGCCAACAGGCTTTCTATCAAGAGTTGATTCACTCGGTAGTATCCCCAAAATTTTCCCATACTGGTGGCTCAGTGGAATCTTGTTCTCGGGCGATGTCTATTTGCGTCCGCAAATACAGGAGTGATTGATCAAGCAGATCAATGCGATGGTTTAAAAAGTCAGACTCATCAACAACATGGACGATGCAGTAGTCGTGCAGTGTTTTAAAAGCATCAACCAGTTGCTGACGAATGAGCATTTCAACCTCGTCGGCAAAAGTGCCTATTTCTTGCCGCATTTGAGTAAGCACTTCGTCCGGGGGTAAGCGCTTTACCTTCACCAGTTTTTCTTGTAGCTCATCAATCGTTTTACGGTTGCGGGCTGCTACTTCTTCCTTGGCCTCACCTTCTGCTTTGGCTTCTTCTAGCTGCTGTTCGAGGGCGAGTTTTTCTTTAGCACTTTTACTGATAAATTCTTCAGCCAGATCAACAAAGGTTTCTTTGTCGCCGGTCTGGGCAGCTTCCAGCAGTGCGGTTTTGTGATCGTCGGGCAATTTGCGAAGGGAGCGCATCTTGGCTGGCCCAAGACCAACCTGACGCATTGACTCAAACAGTTCTTCGCCAAGTTCGCTTAGGTTTAACAGATCTCTATCAATTGACTCTCTCGGTCTGCGCTCGATCAAGCGGCAGTAGTCATCCCAAGTGGTCACGGTGACCGGTTTTCCATCCTCACCGATATGCTCAAACCCCTTATAAGCCTTGGTTTCCTTGATTTGTTGCAAATCCATTAAATCGGTCACGGTGACCAGTTTCCCGATCATGCTGTAAGCGCTACCACGCCCAATCCGCTGATTTATTAGGGCGGACAGTTGCCGCTGCTCGGTGCTATAGCTGCTTTGTATCAAGGCCATCTCACTGACCGCATCATCCAGTGGTTGCAGCTCGGTTGCTGGCTCTAACTGTTGCTGAATTTCAGCTTTCAATGTTTCTTCTTGTTCTTGGGTTTTTGTTGGCTTACGGGCCATGGGTGCTTCTCCTGTTGTTTAACGATTTAATGAAGTGCTAATGCGTTGGCGTAGTTCCGCCAAACGCTGTGTTTCTCTATCCAGTTCTTCCAGGCAGGCCAAACCAATTTGCGCGGTTTTAACGCTTTGCGAGTAGCTGCCGTCGTCATTCTTTTTAACCATGCCTTTTTCCATTAGCGTGTTTAGGCACCGGCTGATGGTGCTGGGGCTTTCATTAAGCCCTTTCGATATTTGGCCGTGTGACAACCCTTTGCTTACGTGCCCGTTCAAAGCCAGCAGCACATCCAGAACCCTTGCCGCGCTATCGTTTATCTTGCTTCTTGTCTCTGCCATTTTTATAAATCCAGTTGCGGGCTGTTGTACTGCTCTACATTGCCCTTGTGCCATGCAAGGGATTCCATGCTGTGGCAGATTGCATCCAGGGTTTCTTTGGTGTCCGCTTTGTCTGAATAAAACTTCAGTAGCGCGTCAACCGTTTCGTGCAGTGATTGCTGCAGCTGACCTACGTCTTGCGGCGTCACATTGCGACCTGTTGGCATGGCCACCAGCAAATTGCCATTGCGGGTGCCCAGGTAGCGGGTTACATAATCAATACCGCAGGCGTTCTCGAATGCGGGGATTAAAATGGCGGGCATGCGGCCATTGCTCATCCATTTGTACAAGGCAGAAACATCCGGCAGGCTCATCAGCTCGGCTATGCCTTCTACACTTAAATTGCCAAACAGCAGTGCGTAGTCTTTACATGCCCTAAGCGCGTCGGTAAGACTTGCAGGGCGGATGTTGTTCCAATAACGCTTGGATTTTGGACGGCCCTTATAGTTATTCATTGTGGGTTGCTCCAAACAAATTCCTGTTTTGCATCTATGCAAGTGTGCTCAACCTTGGGTAGCCTTTTCGGTACATTCACAGCCGAGGAATCCGCCATGCAAACCGATAAAACCCCTTTTGTTACAATTGATGTTGCGTTGATGCACGCCGCATTCTTGGTGGTTGTAAGTCATCTGTCGCGCACTGACCTGTTATCCATTGAGGATTTGTGTGCCGATTTTGATGTTTTGTGTGCTGCCAACACTGACACTGGCTATCAGTGGGGTATGATGGCGCTGTCTGAGTCGCTGCGTTGCATAGACGAAACGCAGAAAGCAGGTGTTGGCTAATCAGGTGTGCGTCGTCATTGGTCAGTTGCGAGCGGGGGATCTCTTCGACTTCGGCGACCGGCAAGGGTGCTTGGTACATGCTGCCAGTAGGGAAGCTGATGGTTTTACCGGCAAACTCCAACACCAGGTTATTGGCGGCTGTTGTGCCGATCATTTCGGCCAGGGCGTTATAGAAATGTTGATACATGGCGGCTCTCCTTATGCGTGGCTGTGTTGTCGGTTAGGCGGTACGACGGGAAAGAGCGTTGGCAATGGTGGCCTTATTGCCATCAGTAACCTCGCCCTCTTTAATGCCGAGCTTTACGGCAATGTTGTGGGCTTCGCCGCGTATACCTTTTTTGCGGCCGCTTAGGACTTCAAAAACCATGTTGACCGTAAAGCCATTGGCTGCGGCCCACTGGCTAACTGAAATGCCCTTGCGCTGAAGTTCGTCACGGGCTTCTTGAGGGGTGCGAAGAGGCATGTTGTGCTCCTTTTGGGGTGTAAACCGGATTATCCCGGCTCTGGTTTGTGTGAATTGATAATAGTGCAGATTTCTGCACCTGTAAACAATATTGTGAGAATATTTTCATGCTTGGTGAGCGAATTAAGTTGTTGAGACAGGAAATAAAGTGGACTCAGTCGCAAATGGCCGATGCTGTTGGGGTTTCAAAGCGAACTATTATTGATTGGGAAAAGGGGGTTTCTTCGCCTAATGCTGTGCAGTTATCAGCTTTGGCTGCTGCTGGAATTGACGTAACCTATATTATTACTGGCGTCAGAATGGATGAGCGTATGCGCCACAATATTGCGTTGATGCTAAATGTCACGAGAGGGCAAGAGCCAGCTGGCACTGGTTCTTTGACGACAAAGGCATTGGAGGCTCTTAGTCAGGTGGCTGAAAGTTCTGCGGTGTATGGGGTTGAAGAAAATAACCGACGAATAGAGTTGCAACAGTTGATTGCTCGGTGCGGTAAAGAAGAGTTAGATATGATAGAGCCGTTATTGCGGCGGCTGGTGAGGAAATGAATTGTAAGAAAATGAGTTGCTTTATGTTGGGGAAAACTTTTGGGTTGTGTGTTGTTTTTCTGTTGGCCGGTTGCGCTACTGATTACAGCAAGAAAACCTCGGATGAGATCGCCAATAATTTCACTGTCGTCTCAAGTGAGTTTAATTCTCATGATATCTATCTGGGACCGTCGTTGTTGGGTAGCATGGATATTTTTACCCAGTACGATATAAAGCTTGTTGCAGTGAAAGATAAGTCTACTGGAATTCTGACTGACACGATCAGTTTTACATGGAATTATTCAAGGAAAAGCTGGCTTTTCTTTAGTTCCGTGGTTTTGCCGGGGCCGAAAGCTCTTGTTACCAATATGGGGAGCAGGAAAGTAAATAGCTGCACGGTATCCAGTTGTAGCTACACAGAGGTAATGTCTGCTGTTATACCAAGGGCTGAGCTGTTGTCTGTTAGAAGTGTGGGGTTGCGACTGAGGGTCAGTTCAGCTGGTGGCTCTGCTGATATATTTATCCCTGCCAATTATCTTGAGGGTTATTTGGTGGGAGTTTACAGTTTGACTGGTTTACCTCCGGAAGGCTGAGTCAAACCAAAACCCCCGACCCATCCCCCACAATCTGAAATTCCATCACGCCTTTAAGGCGCTCCATTGTTTTAATTTCCCCGGCCTCTACCGTCCCCAGCAGTCCCCAGTTTGTACTGCCAAACAGTTTGGCATTAATGGTCAGCTGGTTGGCCCCTTCGTTGTGAATAGCCCATGTGATGACTTCGCCCCCGGCGGAATGTTGTGCGACATTAAGTTCTGCGGGTGTGCCGCTGGTGGCGGTAAACGGGAAAGTTTTCATGATGGTTTCCTTGGTTGGGAGCTTGTAAGCCATAGTGGCTTATCAGTACCTCAAGGTATTTTTGCTTTCGCAAAATTACGTCGCGCCACAATCGTTTTAGTCTGCAAACTGCAAAGTACATTTTAACCGCGCCACTTTTTGTTCATCGATTGTGAGGATATCACCATGCTTGAAAAACTCCCCCGGCTGTCCATTTGGCTTGTGTTTTCTGTCGCGCTAATGGCGTGGTTGGGGTTTATTCAACCACAGCAATTACAGGTGGTGTTATACAAGGCGCTATTAGTCTTTTCTGCTGCAGTGATTGGTTATTGGATAGACCGCAGCCTGTTCAGTTATTCACGCCCGCATATTTATCTGACGCCAGGCAGTTGCATTTTATTTAAACCGAATCAGCAGCTTGTGTTTGCAGCCGCAATGATCCGCCGGGCATTAATTATTGTGGCTGTCATTCTGGGTATGGCGCTGGGGTTGTGAAGATGAAACAGTCAATCGTACTGCTACTAACCCTTGTGCTTTTACAATGCCAGCCCGCCAACGCCGACACAATACTCGCTCAGGCAAAGCACTACCGGTCGTTACTGGTTCGCACCAGCCATGCGGTGTGGGGTTTAGATGCGCCTATCGCCACCTTTGCCGCACAAGTGCATCAAGAAAGCCGCTGGCATGCGCAAGCATTATCCCCCGCCGGTGCCGAAGGGCTTGCCCAATTTATGCCTGCCACCGCTGGATGGATGGCAGAGATATACCCAGCAGCGTTGGCAGACCCACAACCCTATAACCCTGGTTGGGCGTTGCGGGCGATGGTGCATTACAACAAGTGGCTGTATGCCAGAAACCAGGCGCACTGCCCTTGCGAGAAGTGGGCAATGGTTCTTTCTGCTTATAACGGTGGCCAAGGTTGGGTAAACCGCGACCGCCGGTTGGCGCTGGCTTCTGGGGCCAGTGGGCTAG